CCTAAACATGGACCAGGTGCTGTCTCTACGAAAGAGAAGCTCTGGTTCAAGTATACGTTTAGGAATGTATCGCCTCGGATCACGCAAATGTGGCCCTTAGATGCATATTATTATGCGTCTACTGGTCATGTATGTGATGAGTATCGTAATATTACGATATCTCAGAACGAATCCTCTGCCAAGGTTGTCCTTGTGCCAAAGGATAGTCGCGGACCTCGCTTAATATCTTGCGAACCACTTGATTTTCAGTGGATTCAACAAGGATTAGGTAAGGCCATTGTAGACCAAGTCGAACAGCATCCTCTTACGAGGTATTCTGTTCGATTCACAAATCAACAAACCAATCAATTCGGTGCCTTGTTAGGCTCGGTGACTGGTGAGTACTCGACCTTAGACCTCAAAGAGGCCTCTGATCGTGTAACTGTTGGTTTGGTCCGTTTGCTGTTTCCGAGTAAAGTTGTACCTTACTTGTTAGCAGCGCGGAGTCTGAGCACCGTTCTACCTAGTGGGGAAAGGATATACCTGTCCAAATATGCTCCAATGGGGTCAGCTTTATGCTTCCCCGTGTTGGCGCTTACTGTTTGGGCAATCCTCTACTCATTAGATGAACCGCAATGGATACCGGGATCTTCGTCTAAGCAGCGATGCTGCGATGAAGATCTTGCTGTGTACGGAGATGATGTGATTGTTAAGACAGCGAAAGCTGCACGTGCAATCGAACAACTCGAGTTGTTTGGCCTAAAGGTAAATCAACATAAGAGTTGCGTAAGTGGATTCTTTTGCGAATCCTGTGGCGTTGACGCCTACCAAGGCGTCCGTGTCACGCCTGTCTATTTCAGACAGCGCTTACCATCATTGAACAATAGTAGCCCCGAGAGCTATTGTGCGTGGATTAGTTATGCTAATTCACTATACGAACGCTCGTGTCATCATACATTCAAGGTCATTTCGGAGATTCTTTACAGAATCTACGGGACTATACCTTCAAAGGCGCAGTGTACTACTGCTCCTCATTTGTATGAAACACCGGATACCTGGCGCCCTCTAAGGAAACGTTGGAACGTGGATTTGCAAAAATCCGAGTACCTCGTTTTATCACTTAAGGCGCAAAAGCAGTTCAAGATTATATCTGGTTGGAAGATGCTTTTGAGATGGTTCTCTGAGCATCCCAACAAGGGAAATCTTGTTGCTTCCCATACAACTCACAAGGCAATAAAACCTTTGTGGGTATCAGGCAAAGAAGACGTGGATAATATATTCATTTCTTCTGGGTCACCTCTCAAACGAGAGGCTGTCGGCCAGTACACGGAGCGACGCAAGATTAAACTCTTACGTTGCTGGCGATGACTAGTT